TTTTCCCTGGGGAGTCTTAGGGGGCGGATGGGTTTCGACTAAGAGGGAAGACCACATGTGGGTCCTCTTAGGACAGCGGTTCGACTCCGCTCGCCTCCACTTACACCTTGTCAGGTAAAATATAAGCAGGCATTGAGTGTCAGCACCGTGCTATTTAGTCTGCGTCAGCGCGACTGGTAAATGTAACTACTAACAAGGAGATAAATTGTCTGAGTTCATTAAGTCTCAGCAGGAACTCCGCGGAAACCTTACGCACCAGATTCAGGAAGCCCTGGACGCTGCTGAGGAACGCGGTGGTCTTGACGCCGAGACTCTTGAAAAGGTCAACCGGATTGAAGATGAGATCCGTAAGGCCGACGAACTGATTTCTGTTGCCCAGCGCAACGAAGAGCGTAAAGCGGAGACCGCTGAGGCTGCCCGTGGGTTTGTGCCCGAGGCTGCTGAATCGCGTTCTGCTAACGACATCCTGAAGGCCATTGGTCTTGGTGAAATGCGTGGTCACGAGTTCGGACGTGAAGAGCGTACCCTCGTTACCGCGACTGACACTGTGCCCAAGTCGTTCTTCGACCAGGTGTTCCAGGTTGCTCGTCTCGTGGGTCCGATGCTTGAGACTTCGGAGACCATCAACACTACGTCTGGTGAAGACCTCACCATTCCGACCCTGACCGCCTACAGCACTGGCACGATTACTGCTGAGGGTTCTGCTATCTCTGAGAGCGAGCCGACCTTCTCCAGCATCACGCTCGGTGCCTACAAGTACTCCTTCCTGATTCCTGTGTCGAGTGAGCTGCTCACTGACGCTGGCTTCAACATGGAGGGTCTGCTTGCTGAGCAGGCTGGTAACGCGATTGGTTTCGCCGTGAACAACGCCCTCACTTTGGGTACTGGAACGGTTGAGCCGAATGGTGTTGTTACCGCTTCAGGTTCGGGTATCACTGGTGGCACCGCTGTTTCGGGTGCGTTCACTGCTGACAACCTGATTGACCTGATTTACTCGCTCAACGGCGCTGCTCGTCGCCTGCCTGGTGTTGGCTTCATGGCTAACACTTCTTCGGTTGGTGCGATGCGGAAGCTGAAGGACGACAACGGTCAGTACCTGTACCAGGTTGGTGTTGGACAGCCGGATCAGTTCGCTGGATTCCCGATCTTCGAGAACCCGGCTATGGCTGCGATTGGAACTGGCGCAAAGAGCGTCCTGTTCGGTCACTTGCCTTCGTACAAGGTGCGTATGGCTGGCGGCCTCCAGGTTGCTTCCTCGACCGACTACGCCTTTAACCAGGACCTGACTTACTACAGGTTCCTGATGCGCGTTGACGGAAACCTGACCCACGCTGGTCACATTAAGCACTTCATTGGGAACGCTGCTTAAGAAATAACACGCAGGGGGGTCGGGCGCTAGTTGCCCGGCCCCTTTTGCATGTATAGGATGCTTTTATGGGTAAAAGCGGAAATCCTGCCTTGCAGGAACAATTAAAGGGCGCGTTTAGCGTTTGGTCTAACAGTTATGACATGCCTACTGGGTATGGTCAGCAGGTTAAGTATCTAATTAACCGTTTGAAGCGTCATGGTCTTGATGTGGCGAACATTAGTAACTTTGGTTTAGAGGGTGCCCGTTCGGTTATTGACACGAAGCATGGTCCCGTGGCGCATTTTCCTCGATCGTTTCATCCTTATTCGCAGGATACGGCTCCGCTTGACCATATGACGTTTGTAAACGAGGTTGCTGACGGACCTGACTTTAAAAACATTTATTTCACTCTTTATGACGTGTGGGTTTTAAATAGTCCTCATTACGACATGATGAAGGATATTTGGTCGTGGACTCCGATTGATCATGTGACTTTGCCTCCGAAGGTCAAGGAATGGCTTATGCGGAAGAATGTGAAGCCGATTGCGATGGCTCCGCATGGGACTCGGTTGTTGGAGAAGGAGGGTGTTGATTCGGTTTATGTGCCTCACTCTGTTGACACGAAGACGATAAGGGAGTCTTATCAGCTGTCTAATGGTTTAGATGTGCGTGACTATTTTAAGAGCCGTGACAAGTTTGTTGTGGGCATGGTTGCTGCTAATAAGGCGACGGGTCTTGTGCATCGTAAAGCGTTTAATGAGAATCTGATGGCGTTCGCTATCTTCCAGCAGGAACATCCTGATGCGATGTTGTATCTGCATACTGACGCTAAAGGTGGCGGTATTGGTTGGGATTTGCTTGAGATGTTGCAGGCTCTCGGTGTGCCGCCTGAGGCTGTTTCTGTCGTAAACCCTATTGAATACCGCTATGGCTCGAAGGTAAAGGATCTGGCGGCGTATTATTCGGCAATGGATGTGTTGCTCGCTACATCGATGGGGGAAGGTTTCGGTGTGCCGACTATTGAAGCGCAGGCTGTTGGCACTCGCGTGATTGGTTCTGGTTGGGCTGCTACTGAGGATCTTGTTTCTGATGAGTGTTGGCTTGTGCCTGGTAATCCTGTGTGGGATGCGCAGCAGAGGGCTTGGTGGCAGACTCCGCAGGTGCCTGCGATTGTTGAGGCACTGAAACAGGCTTATGCGTTTGGTAAAACGAAGTCTCCGCAGGCTGTCGAGTTTGCGCAACAGTTCCATACTGAAACAGTGTGGAAGGACTATTGGATGCCGTTGTTGCGGGAGCATTTTAATGCTTAAGGTCTACACGGGTGGAACATTTGATTTGTTCCATAGCGGTCATGTGAACCTGTTAAGGATGTGCGCTGAAATCGGTGAGGTCATCGTGGCATTGAACTCGGATGAGTTCGTGTTTGAATATAAAAAGAAACCAACCATCATGTCTTTCGACGAACGCAAAGCCATCCTGGAATCCTGCCGATATGTAGACCAGGTGATTCCCAATTTCGCCGGTGCGGATTCACGGCCAACCATTGAGACTGTGGCACCTGATGTGATTGCGATTGGTTCCGATTGGGCGCGCAAAGACTATTACGCGCAAATGCAGTTCGACCAGGATTGGTTGGATGAGCGTGGCATTTCTATGATTTATATTCCCTACACGAAGGGGATTTCTACGACAAATCTGAAGTGGCGAAGTGATAACCGTAATAGGCACGTCACCGGATAGGGCTGACTGGGCTGCGGATTCGCTCCGTTCTGTCCCCGGCGATGGGCTTGTCGTGTCTGTGCCGGGGTTTGAGTTGGGGAAAATTCGTTGGGTGTTGGAAAACACTACTTTGGAGCGTTTCTTGTTTATTCAGGATTCGGTTATCGTCTCAAAGTCGCTGTATGCCCGTCTAAGCGTTTTTGATGGTTCTGTAGCGGTTCTGTCCGACCCGGTTCCGTTTGGCTGTTATTTGGGCGTCTATGAGCGCGAAATCTTGGAAAAGGTGGGTCTTCCGAACATTTGTTCAAAGCGTGAGGCGGTTGAGGCTGAGATTTGGTGGACGAAGGCCTACTGTGAGGCCGCGGGGGATGTGCCGGTGTTGTTTCCTCAGTTGAGTGACCGGAATGCGAAACGTCACGCGATTCGTCACGGCAGGGAGAACCTGGTGTTGGAGAATGAGTTTCTGACGAAGTACAAGGGGACGTGGAGGCACGATCAGATTGTTGATTGACGCGGTTACTTTCGGCGGTGAAGTGGATATGTTGCGGGCGCGGTTGGAGACGTTGCCTGCGGATATGTTTGTTGTTGTGGAATCCAATCGGCATTACGCGGGGCAGCCGAAACCCTACACGTTCAATGAAAACCTAGAGGTGTTTGCGAAGTGGATGCCCAAGATTCACTATGTGCGAATCGATGGTCTAGGGTCGGGTGATGCGTGGGCGAACGATTTCCATCAACGTCGAATGGTCGGGGAAATCCTAGACGGTTTGAGGTTGAACGACACGGATCTCGTCTGTGCTTTTGACACGGATGAGTTTTGGGATGTGACGAAATTGCGACCAGAGTTGCACGCATGGCAAATGCCGAAATATCACATGAGTCTGTACTGGTATCACTTCGATGAGGTGACTGGTATTAGTGGCGAATGGCAACATATGAAGCGTCAGGATATTGACCGGCTTCGATGGTCACGGAATAGTTTGCCGAAGATCCACGGCGGATATCATCTTACTTCGATGGGTGACCTGGATTATCTGATTCGGAAAGTGCGAGGGTTTGCCCATCAGGAATATAACCAGCCTGGACTTGAGGACCGGCTAGCGCACTGTTGGGAGCATGGTCACAATTTGGAGGGTGAGCAGTTTCAAGAATTGCTGGATTTGTCTCACTTGCCAGAATGGTTCGGGCGTAGACTTCTGCCATCTGACTGGTATAGGAGGCGGCCTCATGCCGTATAGCGATCCGGACAATAAGGCAACAGTTGAGGGCTGGCTTGCGGAGATTGCTCCGGTTTCCGTGTTGGATGTTGGACCTGGGGCTGGCGCCTATGGGCAAATGTGTCGCCGTATTCCATCCCTTGAGACTTTGGATGCTGTCGAGGCTTGGGAGCCTTATGTTGCCCAATTCGACCTAACTGCTGTTTATGACGAAGTGTTTATTGGTGATGTTCGTGACCATGACAAGTTCGACTATGGCGTTGTTATCTTTGGCGACATTTTGGAACATATGAGCGCGGACGATGCGTTGGCTGTTTATTGGCGGGCGCTCAATCAAGCCGAATGGGTTATCTTCTCGATTCCAATCATTCACCTTCCGCAAGGCGAATATGAGGGAAACCCGTTCGAGGTTCACGTCGAGGAAGATTGGACACATGAAAAGATTCTTGACTGGTTCCCTGAAATTGTGAAGTCAGAGACGTTCCGTGTAACGGGGGTGTATTTGGGCCGTGCTTCCTAATCTGACTGTCCCGGTGTTGAATCGTTATGACTTGTTGCAGGACATGTTTAACAGTATTGATGAGCCGATCGGTGAGCTTGTCGTTATTGATAATGGCGGAGAAGCGGATGCTTTGTTTTTCCCGAGTCTTGCTGAAGAGGTGCATTTTATTCAGTTGCCAAGCAACTTGGGCGTTGCAGCGTCGTGGAATCTTGGTATCAAACTGCTACCACATGCCGACAGGTGGTTTTTCGCCTCGAATGACATGCAGTTTATGCCTGGCAGTATTTCTGAATTTCAGAAGGCGGCCCGTGATGAAGTGACTTTGACGGGTGATGTTCCGCATTGGCAATGTTTTGCAGTTGGCGATACTGTTGTTGAGGAGATAGGACTATTTGATGAAGCTCTCTATCCAGCATATTTTGAAGACAACGACTATCGTCGTCGAGCGGAAGCGGCGGGGTTCACTGTGCGTATGTTGCCTATCAAAACAAGTCATCAAAATTCCTCTACTATCAAAAGTGATGAGTTTTACAACGCTCGTAACTCGATAACCTTTGCTTACAATCAGCATTACTATGCTGACAAGGTGGCTCGGCAGGACATGTCTGAGGGTGGCTGGAAGTTGCATCGTAGGCGTGAGGCTTCTTGGGACAAGCCACGATAAACTAGACGAGGAGGTTTACTGTGGCACTTGTTAATGCTTATACGACTTTGGCGGCTGTGAAGCGGTCGCTTTCTATTACTGACGATGTTGATAACGACCTTTTAGAGTTGTGCATTAACTCGGCTTCGCGTGCGATTGACAATATGACTGAGCGCACGTTCTTCCAGGGAACTGCTACTCGGGTCTTTGTGCCGGATGATTCTTTCTTCTGTCCGATTGATGACTTATACACGTTGACGACGTTGAAGACTTCTGATGATGCTGATCAGGACTTTGACATTGTGTGGACGAGCACTGACTATCAGTTGGAGCCTCTGAATGGGTCTCTAAACGGCACAGAATGGCCCTACACGGGCATTCGCGCTGTCGGTGACTATCTGTGGCCTACAGTCGGTTCTGAGGCCACTGTCCAGGTTACAGGCGTGTTTGGGTGGCCCTCTGTTCCTACTGCTATTGAGCAGGCGACTATTTTGCAGTCGGCTCGGTATTTTAAACGCGCAGACAGCCCGATGGGTGTGGCTGGGTTTGACGCGATGGGTGTTGTGCGCCTGTCGAACGTGGACCCTGACATTTACACGCTGTTAGAGCCGTACAAGAAGATTCGGATGTATTAATGCCTATTGCCATTGAGGATATTCGGTCTGCGTTAGCGACGAACCTGGCAACAATTAATGGTCTGCGCACTTCTGGTGATGTGCCGGACAATCCTAATCCGCCGCAGGCCGTCGTGTTTTTAGAAACTGTCGAATATGATGATGCTTTTCAAGGCGGTCTTACGACCATGCAGTTTAAGGTTATGGTCATTGTTTCTAGGGCGGATGACCGTACTGCGCAGCGTAAGTTAAACGAATATATTTCGCCGGACGGCGCTCGGAGTATCAAGTCCGCGGTAGAATCGGATAGGAGCCTTGGTGGTTTAGTTTCAACTTTGCGGCTGACTGCTATGACCTCTTTAGGCTCTACAATAGTTAGTGAACAAGAATATATGGCTGTGGAGTTTTCTGTAGTCGTCTATGCATAAGGAGAATAATTTTGGCTAAGTATGTTGTCACGGGAACTGATGTTTCTTTGAACGGTTCCGACATTTCTGCCAACACTGCACGCGCTGAGCTGGTTATCAACGCTGCTGAGGTTGACACGACGGACTTTGGTTCGGGTGGATTCACTGAGGTTATCGGTGGTTTGAGGTCCGGTCAGGTTACGCTTGACTTCCACAACGACTTTGGCGCAGGTGGCGTTTCTAACCTGCTGAAGGACCTCGTGGGAACTATCGGTACTGTGGTGATTGACCCGACTGGTGCTGGTGCTGGCGCGACGAACCCTGTTTACACCGCTGAGGTGCTCATTTCGTCCTTCACCCCGATTTCGGGTGCTGTGGGCGATCTGGCTACCTTCTCGGTGACGTTCCCGACCAGCGGATCGGTCACCTTCGCCACTGCTTAATTAGTGTAGGCTGGGTCTTATGAGAATCAACCTGCATTTGGAATATAGCGACGGCACGGAACGTGACGTGACTTGCAACGCTGCCGATTTGGTGGCGTTTGAGGACAAGTTCGGTGTGAGTATCGTCAAACTCGGTGACGAGCCTCGTATCGGCTGGCTTCTCTACCTTGGGTGGCACGCTGAGAAACGCACTGGCAACACGAAGGACGACTACGAGAAGTGGTTGGAAGGCGTGGAGTCGGTGGGGGATTCTGAGTCCGACCCAAAATAGAAGGTCTCGGTGAGTCGTCGGCGCATTGGTTTATTGCTGGCATCGCCGTAGAGACTGGGATTAGTCCGCGGGAGTTGATGGCTCTGGATGAGCGGATGTTATGGACCATGCATAGATGGTTAGTGGCTAAGAACCTGCCGCGTAATTAGGAAGCCGCCCCTTCGGGGGCGGTTTTCTGTTCGGTAGAATAGTAGAGGATTGGCGGTGTTCTGTGGCGGCTCAAGATCAGGCAACTCTTGTTATTAGTGACTTTAAGCGTCTTATTCGTGAATTGAATAAGATTGAGCCTGAGCTTGTCAGGCAG